CAATGCCCAGAAACCGACCATTGCTGCTCTACCGTTAGCTCTTTGCCATATGTAATTGTTAGTCATTAGAAGATACCTGGGATAATTTGACCTGTGGTGACATAAGCACCCATTGCTGCTACGAAACCAATCATAGCCATCCAACCGTTAAACTTTTCTGCTTCTGGTGTCATTAGAATACACCTGGAATGAGTTGACCAGTTGTTAGGTACGCACCTAGACCAGCAATGATACCGATCATAGCCCAGCGTCCGTTCTGAAGTTCTGCGTTTTCTTTCATTGTTCTTAGATTAAAGGGATAGAATTTAAAGAGACCTTGTGCCGACTACACAATGCCTGGAATTACCCATCCGAAGATGGCATAGTTATGGATTGCTGCGAACAAACCAATCATCGCAAGGCGACCATTAGTTCTCTCTGCATTCTTCCAGTAACCATCATAGTTCTCAACGTACTCCATAGGAGGTTCTGCTGCGAACATGTTTTGCTTGCCGTACTCGGTAGTTGTATACCTTTTGGCAGTTGTTGAAGTCATTCCTGTTTTGTTAAGAAACGTTACATAATTATATAGCAAACCTTAAGGTCTTGTCAAGCTCTATATGACCAGTTAACCGCACAAAAAAGGGTTACCATTTCTGATAACCCTAATAAGAGATGCTTATGATGTCTGTCATACTGACAACCATCTAGTTTAGAGTCTATTGGGAAAGACTAGAATGATACTGCTTCATCTGAAGCTGATCCAAATGTAATTACATCATCAGTATTGACACTGTAATTAGTATACGGCTCGATTGATTCAGGAGTAATAGTTACCGTACTATCATTACCATCAGTAACAATAGAAATGTTCTCAGGATATAAACCTGGAGTAGTAGTTACCTCAATTCCTGGTACTGCTTGAGGATGTGCATCTGCTTCAAACTTCGTTAGAGCTGCGTCTATGCTGTCCCTCAAGGATTGTAAAGCTTGGTGATACTGTGTGTTGTTGCAAGTCATGGTTGTTATTTGAAATTGTTGCACATGTATGTAGAGAATCTATAAGAATATCTTGCATGATCTCTTCCAATGAAAAATCGTCGTAATTCATGGTGACTCTCTGGGTAGTAGAGGAATTATAACTCCTATTTATAGAGTTGTCAACCCCTAAAATAATCCTTTTTCATATACCTACCTAGTATATTACTATTATAATATGCTGGTGTGCCATCAGCATTTGCTTCAGTAAGAACATTATGGATAAACAACTGTCGTGTTTCCTCATAGTTTACTTGTCCTAATGTCTTATGAAGACTTAGTATTTCTCTTCTGAAAACGTTTCTTCCATACTTTCTAACGTCTTCTTTAAGCTCTTTAGAACTTCCGTAGTATTTCTTCCAGTCACTCTCACTCGTAACCTTGCGTTTTGCACCTCTAGGCTTTCTATGTTGGGCAAAGTATTTTCTGCCAATGTATTTCTTGCCAGTGATTTCATTAGTAATGAGGTAGACGTAACCGAAGAAGTCGCCAATATCGTTAGAAGAAAAATTTGTACCCTTGTATACCCAGGGGTTTTCATAAACTCTCTCCTCAACCATTTCATAAGTTTCATAAGTAATTGATATTTATGTTGATACGAGTTTGTACATTTGTTGTTGTACTAGAATTGTGTGGTTTACTAGAATCAAAGAATAGCATTCTGTTTGCTACACTATCAACCTTTGTACCATCTTCAAGTCTTGTAAAACCATCGCATGTATTTAAAGATAGTATAGCACCTTTTACGGAATAATCATAGTCCACATGAGGTTCATGTTCAAAAATCTTTTCCGTTGATGGATACATATTAGCTTTAACTCTTAATAATTTATCTACTTTTATATGAGGCATCACAAACTCATCTATCGGATCAAATTCTGGTCTAACATTTAATTCTATACCATCCCATACATAAAGAAGATTTGTTAGATACCAATTATTTCTATCAGCATTCTCATCTTCCTGTGCAGTAACATACCAATTATAGTTCCATGGAAATCTCCTACACCCAACGATGTGATGCACTAAAGAATCGTAATCTTCATCTGGTAAAAAGTTATCTATTATTTTCATAATCATAAGAAGCATATGTGTTAAAACTAATAACAGTTCTATTATAAGTTTGATTCATACCACCTGATCCATGCTCCAACCAACTAGGAAAAATAATTAGATCCCCATTCTTAACTGGCACTCTAGAATACTCAGCATTATATTTTGATGGTTCTTCACCTACAATAGGATGATGGATATACCTAACATAGGTATTATAATTAGCAAAACATAAAGGAGTAGAATCATCATCCACATTAATATACAATGCTCCAGAACAAATACTATTCGGATGCATGTGTTTATCTAACATACTATCATGATCCTGAACATTAAACCATGATTGAGAAAGATTGAGTTGATAACCTGCTCTCAATACTTTATTATACTCAATTAAATATTCATTTATTCTATCTTCTAAATTTAATTCCTTAAGTATAGAAAATGTTCTACTAAGATACGAAGATCCACCTCTACCTTTTATAGTAGAGTGTGGATGAATGTCTTTTGTTTTTAAATAATTGAAAATCTCAACTCTTTCCTCTTCAGTAATAACATTAGGAAATGATACTACTAAGGTTGGAAACAAATCATATACTTGCATTACTATTCCCAGTATTCATCCAAGAACTCTAGCACATTAAGAAGTATTCTTTGTGCTGCTCCTCTTTGGCGGTCATCCCACTCAGGATACCACCCATTATCTAGCCCAGTTTTCATCTTCATGATCTGGGCTACCACCGCTACCTTGTTAATTCGACCGTTCACTTCAGTTTATCCTGAAGTTGATTCCAATCAGAATCAAACTTCTGTAATCCACTATCAGTTAAGCAGTGGTCATAACACTTCTGAAAAATATCGTAAGGAAGAGTGCAGATATCAGCCCCCACTCTAAAGCAAGCGGGTACTTGGCGAGGCTCCCGAATGGAAGCAGCGAGTACTTGAGTTTTTGAACCATGCGTTGCGTAGACATCTGCGATTTCCTCCACTAGTGAAATGCCATCCCAATACTGATCATTTAAACGACCAATAAAAGGTGAAACATATGTTGCTCCTACCTTAGCTGCTAAGATTGCTTGTGCAGCAGAGAAGATTAAAGTTATATTTACTGGCACTTCATCATGATGAAGTTCCTTACATGCTTTAAGACCTTCTCTTGTGCAAGGTAGTTTGATTGTTATGTTTGGACTTATATTAATATATTCTTCTGCCATGTCAAGCATTTCAACGGCAGTCTCTCCTACAACTTCAGCAGATACTGAAGCAGTCCAAGGAAATAGATCTGAGATTTGTTTAATGACTTCGAGCGGTTCTTGGCCACACTTCTTCATCAAAGAAGGGTTGGTAGTAACACCGTCAATTAGACCAGTACTAACGCCATGCTTAATCAGCTCGATGTCAGAGCAGTCTAAAAATAATTTCATAGCTCTGTCTATAATTGAATTTATTTATTATAACATGTATTAATCGTAGTGGGTCTTAATGATAGTACCAACACATTATTTGAAACGATGATCCATGCCTCTTCTAGCCTTATTGTATAAGGTAATGCCAGCATTCTTAAAGAACCTAGAGAATTGGTTAGTAGTTTTAACTTGATTTGTCATTGCATCAAATTCATTTCCACCAAGATAAGTTATCTTTGATTTAAAATTCTTTCTATAGAATGGAATTATTTGTATGATTGGATCTCCCTCAGATATAACTTGCTTTTCATAATCTATATCCTCATACCCTGATAGGACATCCACTTCTTTAGTCAATTCCATAAACCAATGAAGTTGACACGCACTAATATCACTATGGTAAACTCCAGTGCATGTTGTTACTATCTTATTCCTATGCCAAACAGGTTGAGTTATTAATACAGAAACACCTGGTTCAGTTTTAATAAACCACGGACCTTCTATTTTAAAAAATGCATTATATGCTGGTTTCTCTTCCTCCAACATAGTATAAAACTGACTATCTTCATGGAATCTAAAACTACATTCTTTATACTCATCTAACCAATCACATCGTAATTTATTTTCCTTTGCATCATGAGAAAAAATAAATGTATTCCATGCTGGTATAATATATCCAAACTTTAAATAATCTGTAATTCCAGGACAGTGAGATACTACTGCAGTTGAAGTTGAAGGTGTAAGATGTCCATCTTCTTCTATTGTTCTAAAAGGACATCGTTTAAGATTTCTAAATTCTAATTTATGAAACCAGTCTGGAAATGCTTGATATGCTGGTATTGGTTCATGCAAACACCCCTTAAACTTCTCTGGTGCAATAAATTCAATATTTAATGACGACATACCACATAGCTTTGAGATATTTATTGTACAATAAAAAAGAGAGGATGTCAATCCTCTCTTTAACAAGTATGTCTTGGAGATTTTAAACTGTAACTAGATCTTTACTAAATTTAACTCCACGATAGGTTTCTGTAACCTTACGTGCTTCCTTAACTTGTGCCTTGCGTGCATCAGTATCGTATGATACACCCCTGTATGTGACTTGTGCCATTTTGGTTCTCCTAAAGTAGTTGGATTTTAAGGCCCGTTCCTTTAGTCATTTGCGTCCCAAATACATTGCCCACTGGAATCTTTAATCACTCGAATGATTTCAGATCTATACTCAACGGAAGAATTTATCTTATCGATAAGTTCATTTGCTTGATCACAGGTCAAAAGACTTGTATTAAAAGCAGTTGAAGTGATAGCAGCGAGTAACATCATGGGATGAACGCTCCGTTCCGTGACCTACTTGCAACTCTTACGAGTCGAACGTATAGTAGCTGTCGCTACACTATTATTTATAACATGAAATCCTAACAAAGTCAAGTAGTTTTATTTTTATTTAAGGATTTCCGCTTTTCATTTTCCCAAAGCATTTCAGCAAAAGGATTTCCCTCTTGCCCTTGCTGATCTAACATCTCATCATAAAGTGAATCCACTGAAGGTGTCTTTTTTGATGTCTTGTTTGATTCCTCCAACGACATAGCTTTCAATCTCCGTTTCTTGCGGTGCGTTTTGTTGTCCTTTACTATTTAACCAATGCTCTGTCCAAGGTAAAGGATTATTCTTAGCAGGTATATCATAGATAGGATCCAATCCTATTGCTTTCATCCTCTTGTTAGCAATCCATTCCACATATTGATGAAGTAGTTTATCATTCAATCCTATCATACTACCATCTCTAAACAAATAGTTTGCCCATGCCTTCTCTTCATCTACAGTCTTCTTAAACATCTCTATAACTATATCCTTCTCTTCTCTTGTAATCTCTTGCATATCTGGATCATCTTTACCATTAGCCCAGTTCTTTAATATCTGTTGGGTAAGAACAAGGTGTTGTGATTCATCTCTGGAGATAAGGGATAAGATTTTTGCGGACCCCTCCATGAGTTTGTTTTCACCGAATGCAAAGCTGCAAGCAAAAGAAACGTAAAAACGAATGCCTTCCAATATATTAACATTAGCTACTGCCTTATAAAGATACCTTTTTAAATCCTTCTTAGTCCATTCTGATGATGGTGACCCTCTGGATCCTTCTGACCACATATTACCTTGACCATACTCCTGTGCATAGTTTAAGAAGTCATCATAAGATTTAGTAACTGACTCTGCACGAGAAAGAATGTTATCATCTGTAAGAATAGTATCAAATACATCAGAAGGATCTGAATAAACATTCTTAATAATATAAGTGTAAGAACGACTATGAATCATCTCCATGAAACCCCACACTTCCATACATGCTTCTAACTCAGGTAAAGAGCAGTAAGGTATAAAAGCCATACCAGGAGCACGACCTTGTACACTATCAAGCATGATCTGGTATTTAAGATTGCTTGTATAGATGTGCTTTTGTTCTGGACGCAGTGTTTGATAGTCTGCACGATCTTTCTGTAAAGATACTTCTTCAGGTCTCCAAAAATATCCTAACTGTTGTGTAGTAAGTCTATCAAAAGTAGGATACTTATAAGAATCATAACGTTGTACACCAAGAGGAGCACCAAAAAACATTGGTTGCTTTTTAGTATCAACCTCTTCAGTATTAAAGACAGTCATACCATTCAAATCAGATTGCACAGGACTCACAAGTTTCCTCCTCAGAATTCATAAT